AAGTAGAATTTGGATTCTTGGAAAGAGATGCAGATGTATATCGCTACCAAGGACAAGCATACAGTTGGATAGGGTTTGATGAGATTACTCATCTACCCACAGAATTTGGTTGGAACTATCTGGCTTCACGACTGCGTACTACAGATCCAGATATTATACCTTATATGCGGTGTACCGCTAACCCCGGCGGTGTTGGAGCGCATTGGGTAAAGAAAAGATATATATTACCATCACCGCCCAATGAATCTTTTAGGGGCGATGACGGTCTAACAAGAAAGTTTATTCCGGCTAGACTAGATGACAATCCTTATCTAGCCCAAGATGGACGTTACGAGGAGATGCTCAAAGCTCTCCCTGATATCCAACGAAAACAATTACTAGAAGGTAATTGGGAAATAGCAGAGGGTGCTGCATTCACAGAGTTTGATATAGCAGCCCACGTAGTTACGCCATTTGAGATCCCAATAGGATGGGAACGCATAAAAGGTATTGACTATGGATATGCTTCTGAGAGTGCCTGTGTCTGGGGATGTGTTGATCCAACAGACGGTACTTTGATTATATATAGAGAATTGTACCGTAAAGGACTTACGGGCGAAGATCTTGGACATCTTATTGCAGAGATGGAAGTTCAAGATCCTTTTGCTGTACCCGGCGTTTTAGATACAGCAGCTTGGGCTAAGACAGGTTCTACCGGCCCTACAGTTGGAGAAGCCCTAATGAGAATAGGGCATAAGCTAAGGAGAGCTGACAAGAACCGCATACAAGGGAAAATACAAATTCACGAATACTTAAAGTTACAGCAAAGCGGTAGGCCCCGATTGCAAATATTTAATACTTGCCCTAACCTGATACGCGAACTACAAAGTATTCCTCTTGATCGCTCAAACCCAGAGGACGTTGATACACACGCCTCTGATCACGCATATGATGCACTTAGGTATCTGATTATGTCCAGACCTAAGATTGCTGATCCTTTATCTAGAATAAGGGATATGCACAGAGCGCAAGCATTTACCCCGTTGGATTCGGAGTTTGGGTACTAATATATGAATAATGATAGCGCAAATAGTGTTTACTTTCAGGATGTGGAAGGTGAACAAGGTAAGAACATTGACCTTGAGAATGTTGTCCACAATCAGTTTGTAGGCATTATTACGGATCGTTATACATCGGCTAAGATGGCTAGAGACCATGATGAGAAGCGGTGGATTACTGCTTACCATAATTATCGTGGTTTGTACCCAAAACACTACCGATTTAGAGAATCAGAAAAATCTAGAGTATTTGTAAAAGTAACTAAAACAAAAGTACTTGCAGCTTTTGGACAGCTAGTTGATGTTGTCTTTGGTTCCAATAAGCTCCCGATTGGAATATCTGAAACAAAGATGCCGGAAGGTGTAGCTGAATATGCACACCTAGACACTCAGAATCCGGTTCCAAGCATCGAAACTAGTGCGCCTGCCCCGGAGCCTGTAGAAGCAAATCCATATGATGTCGGATATGCAGGTGACGATAGAGAAGTCTTAAATGCCGGGGAAACTTACAACAAGGGCGAAACTGAAGACATTGATGCTGTTCTTAAAGATTCGCTTATAGATGGTGGTACAGCAATGCCACAGTTCTATGAAACTAAACCTGCCACAGAATCCGCTAGACGAATGGAAAAGATTATCCATGATCAGATAGAAGAGTCAAAAGGATCTAGCGAAATACGCAACGCTCTGTTTGAGTGTTCTATGTTTGGTACAGGGATTATCAAAGGCCCTTTCAACTTTAACAAGACTTTGAATCGTTGGAAGGAAAATGAAGGGGGAGAGCGAGAGTATGATCCTGTAGATGTACGTGTACCTCGTATTGAGTTTGTAAGCATCTGGGACTTCTTTCCAGATCCTAACGCTACAAACATGGATGAATGCGAATACGCCTTTCATCGTCACAAGATGAATAGATCTCAAGTACGCGCACTAGCCCGTATGCCTTATTTTGATAAAGAGGCTATTCGTACTACTTTGCGTATGGGGCCAAACTACGAGCCTGACCACTATGAGCATGAACTCAAAGATGACGCAAGGTCAGAAGACTACGGAGCGGGTCAGTACGAAGTAATTGAATACTGGGGCATCATGGATGCTGAGTATGCCAAGGAAGCAGGACTAGAACTTCCAGAAGGCACTGATGAACTAGATGAAATGCAGATCAATGCTTGGCTTTGTAATGGTAATATCCTTAGAGCAGTTGTAAATCCATTTACTCCTCACCGTATTCCTTACAATGCGTTCCCTTATGAGAGAAACCCTTACAGCTTCTTTGGTATTGGCGTTGCTGAGAACATGGATGATTCTCAGAAGATTATGAACGGACACGCACGTATGGCTATTGACAACCTCGCGCTGTCAGGCTCATTGGTATTTGATGTTGATGAGTCTTCTCTTGTAGGCGGTCAAAGCATGGAGATCTTCCCCGGAAAGATATTCAAACGCCAAGCAGGTGTTCCGGGCCAAGCCATTAATGGCGTTAAGTTTCCTAATACATCTAACGAAAACATGATGATGTTTGATCGTTTCCGTCAGCTTGCAGATGAGCAAACAGGTATACCAAGTTATTCTCATGGTCAAACAGGTGTTCAGAGTATGACTCGTACCGCTTCTGGTATGTCAATGCTATTGGGTGCTGCATCACTTAACATTAAAACAGTAATAAAGAATCTTGATGATTTTCTTCTGCGTCCTCTTGGTGAAGCATATTACCAGTGGAACATGCAGTTTCTAGAAAAGAAACTAAACATAGAAGGAGATTTAGAAGTAAAAGCTACAGGCACAAATAGCCTGATGCAAAAAGAAGTACGTAGTCAACGCTTGACAATGTTCCTACAGACAGCACAGAATCCTTCAATCGCACCGTTTATTAAAATTAACAAGCTGATCAGCGAACTGGCTTACTCATTAGAACTTGATCCTGAAGAACTATTGAATGATCCAGAAGAAGCTGCTGTGATGGCTCAGATCATAGGATTGCAAAATAATGTTGGACAAGGCCCTAGTCAAGAAGCTCAAGCCGCTAGTGAACAACCCGGAAACATGGGAGGCCCTGAAGGAGTACCTCCAGAAGGCCAAGATGTCGGAGCTACGGGTACTGGCGGTGGCAACATCGGAACTGGAAATGTACCGCAGTCAGGGGAGGGTGAGTTCTCTGGAACGCTTAGAGAGGTTGCGGGATAACGTAAACGAGTACGAAGAATGACTACACTTATATTAAATGCTTTGGCAAGTAGATATCAAGCAGAGTTAATGGCTCTACAGGTAAATATAGAAAACTACACTAGCAACTCAGTAGGTGTAGCAGAACATCCTGATATAGTAACTGAAGTAGACAAGCTAATAGAGCAAGTAGCTTCAGCCGAAGAGAAATTAAAAATTGTATCTGAGATGCTTGAAGTAGAAGGAATGAAAGACTATGGCGAAGACTAAAAGCCGGGTGAATGAAGCAGGTAATTATACTAAGCCTACAATGCGTAAAAACCTCTTTAACAAAATTAAAGCAGGATCAAGTGGTGGGAAGCCCGGACAGTGGAGTGCGCGTAAAGCCCAAATGCTTGCTAAAGAATATAAAGCTAAAGGCGGTGGCTACAAGTGAAAGGTTTGTTTTGGAGTTCTCTTCAGAAGAAACTTGTTTCATATGATGAATGGATGAAAGACGCAGAGAAACAAGATGGCATTAAAAAAGTCTCAACAGTCTCTTAAAAATTGGACAGACCAGAAGTGGAGAACCAAAAGCGGTAAACCGTCCACTCAAGGCTCTGAAGCTACAGGCGAAAGGTATCTGCCTGAAAAAGCTATCAAAGCTATGTCTAGTTCTGAATATGCAGCAAGCACAAAGAAAAAAAGAGAAGATACCGCAAAAGGAAAACAGCATTCTAAACAGCCTAAAAAAGCTGCTAAAACAGCACGTAGATTTAGGAATACAGGTGGTACTGTGAATAAAGATAAATTTAAAACTGTTATGCAAGAGTTTAAAGATGGTTCATTAAAATCTAGCTCTGGAGATAATGTAACCTCTAGAGATCAAGCACTCGCTATTGCATACGCTTCTTCCAGAGCTGCCAAGCAAATGGGAGGGCTTATGGATGCTGCACGTAATCATTTTGCTAAAGTTAAAATGAACGAAGGTGGATCTATGATGGTTCCTCCTGAAGGTGTGCCTGTAGATACTTATTCTAATATACCACCTGAAGAAATGGCAGAAGCAAAAGCTTCACAGCTCCCTGATGAACAGATGGAGCAGGAATATCTAGGTTATGTGATCAATGAAACCCTTGATCCAACTGAACAAGAATATTTAAAGAATGCTCTAGAAGCAGACCCACAGCTTAGTGCTATTATAGACAAAGTTGTAATGACTGCTTCTGAGTTTTCTGGGGCCGGAGAAGTTGAAGGCCCCGGAACTGGCGTATCAGACTCAATACCCGCTAGATTATCTGACGGTGAGTTTGTTATGACCAAGAAGGCCACTGATCAAATAGGTGCTGAAAATCTCCAACGTATGATGGATGATGCTGAACGCGCTTATGATGGTGGTTTAATGAGTCGGCCTGACAACCTGCAAAAGACATCTATGAGTAATGAAGACATTATTCAGCAACAGATGGCCGGAGCAAGTAAGATGCCGAGTATTCGTTAATACGGCTACCTTGAAGTAACAAGCCCCTATCATTCTGACGAGATATTTAAGATAGGCTACCTTGTAGGCAACAAGCCCCGTTTGGAGAAGTAACATGACTGTAGCAGAAAGAATTGAAGAAGAGGCAAATCCTTATAATGCAAAGAAAGATTGGCATGGAGAAGGGGAAGCTCCCCAGACTCAAAGTGCTGATGGATTATTTTTTGAACCACCCAAGCAGAAGGCCACCTCCAGTGAAGAAGCTGAAGCCCCTGAGAAAGAAGCAAAAGGTGTTAATTATAAGAAACGCTATGACGATCTAAAGAAGCATTACGATACAAAGGTTTCTGAATTTAAGCAGCGTGAGCAAGAACTGTTGGCTGAAGCACAAACAAATGCTCCCCAGTATCAAACTCCAAAGTCTGCCGAAGAGTTAGAAGCTTTCAGGAAAAAGAATCCTGATTTGTACGACACGGTTGAATCTGTAGCACATCTTCAGAACGAACAGCAACTGGCTGATATTCGCCAAGAGCTAGTCTCACTGAAGCAGCGTGAAGCTGACATTGCTAAGAAAGAAGCAGAAGTTGAGTTGCGTCAAAAGCATCCTGACTTTGAAGACTTACGAGGCGATGAAAGATTTCATGAATGGGCTAAAGAACAGCCTGAACAAATACAAGGATGGATTTACAACAATCCTAATAATGCGTCATTAGCCGTTAAAGCTATTGATTTGTACAAGCTTGAAAACGGAATCAATTCTACTCAGTCAACCAAAAGGAAGCCCAAAGCTCAAGGAAGTGCTGCTGATATGGTTTCAACTAAAACGAAATCTATTGATGCTAAGCAACCTAAGATTTGGACTGAACGGGAAATCGCTCAAATGTCCGTAGCTGAGTTTGATAAATACGAACAGGAGATTAATCAGGCTATCAGTGAAGGACGAGTGACTAAATAATTTGTCTTTTATTGAGGTAATTTAAAAATGGCTAATAATGTAAGTGATCAATATTTTGAGCCGAGTACGGATACCGATGCTAACTTTGCGAACTCCGTAAGTGGTCAAACTAATTCGTACTTTCTACCTGCTATTTATAGCAAGACGGTACTTAACTTCTTCCGTAAGTCATCTGTAGCAGAAGCTATTACTAATACAGATTACGCAGGGGAGATTTCCGCTTATGGAGATTCTGTAAGGATCATCAAAGAACCAACCATCACTGTATACCAGTATGAACGTGGTCAAGATGTAACGCAGACTAAGTTGACTGACCAAGAAGTAAACTTGGTTGTCGATACAGCGAATGCTTTCAAGTTCATCGTAGATGACATTGAGAGCAACATGTCTCACGTAAACTTCCGCGAAGTAGCTGCTTCTTCCGCAGCATACTCTCTGCGTGATGCGTTTGACTCAGGCGTTATTGCTTCTATGTTCGCAGGCGTTTCTGCTGCTAGTCCAAACCACATTTTAGGTTCAGACAGCGCAACCGACCTTGCAGCAGGTACTTTTGATGGTACTGGTAACCTTGACATTGGTTACGCTTCTGGTGAGCATGATCCAATCGACGTTCTTTCACACATGGCCCGTCTGCTTGACGAGCAAAATGTTCCTGAAGAAGGCCGTTGGTTCCTTGCAAATCCAGAGTTCTATGAGCAGCTAGTGAAGAGTTCTTCTAAGCTGATCAGCGTTGACTTTAATGCAGGTCAAGGTTCAATCCGTAATGGTTTGGTATCCTCTGGCAAGCTACGTGGATTTGACATGTACAAGAGCAATAACATTGCTGCGACTACTAATGCCGCAGGTAAGTGTATTGCCGGTCACATGTCTTCTACATGTACTGCTCAAACTATTGTGAACACCGAAGTAATTCGTGATCCAAGCAGCTTTGGTGACATTGTACGTGGCCTCCATGTTTATGGAGCCAAGGTACTGCGTCCAGAAGCTCTGGTATCCGCATTCTACGGTATCGACTAATATTATCGGGGGTCTGAAATATGGCCCCCTTTAATTTATGGAGAA